CATATACTTTGCAACTTCGTTTCCTTTCAGACTCGATATGGCACAAGTTAATACTTGTGAACAGGCTATGCCTTATGAAATCCTCTCTGAGAATTTAGACCAGAAATCAATCGCTCATCTGGCTATTTTTTCCGAAGAGACAATTTTGGAAAGCTCGGGACAAGGTTTTGATCTTTGGGGCAATGCTCCAGAAGAAGAAACCCCCATTTATGAAACGAAAATCGACGATGAAGTCGATGAGGAATTTTGTATGCAAGATAAACTCTTCTTACACAAACCTCAATTACAGGATAAGCCAAATGGGCATAAGAAGAAGAGGAAAGTTTATACCTCTTATTCTGAGCACATAGGCACAGGAAAAGTCTTTTTAGAATCTCATCATAATGGGATACAAGTACCCACTTGGCTTAGAGACTTCACTTATGAACAAGTTCCAACTTTGTTGGCATCACTTACGAAATATAAATTTCCTGCTGCTATTAATGAAAAAGTTGCTTTACGCAACAAAGAATTTAAACGCGAATTAAATGATGTGCGTATTAGGTGGAGAACAGCCAATGGTGATATACAACTTCGACAATTTCTTGTCAATATTGATGACACTCAAGCTAAAATGCCATCTATTGCTGCTGTAGAGTTTTATGCTCTACCACATCATAAGTTTATTCAAGACCCTATTATTTATTTGGATCCAATTCCACTTAAATTTTTTAATCCTGAGTGCAAAAAGAATCCTTTGTATTACGCTCATCTTTATGAAACAACTGAAACAGATTGTCAATTTTTTAGACACTTGATTTCATGTGCTAATGTGCGTAATAAACAATTACATCCACAAAAAATTAAAAGTGTTCTTAAGAGTTTAATTACCCAGAAGAATTTGTCTTTGGAACAAATTAAAGAACATTATATTGAAAGGATGTATGTTTGGAAAGCTACTCAAAGCCTTGAGGAACGTGACTATGTTCAATTATCATGGTTGGTTCCATGGATACCTAATGAATGGTATTCAATTGGATGTGAAGGTAAATTTCCTGCATCTGCTGAATTAAGACAAAATATACTTGCTTTACGTGATCGTGTGATATCATACGTTCGTTCGTATTATGCGGTTTCAAAAATGTCACATGCAGAGAAAAAGGAACAAAAACGTATTCGTGATGAAGAGTTTAAGAAATTGGCTCGTAGTCCTGAATATCAAATTCGATATACTTACGATGATCCTAAAATCATTCGTGATGATATCTGGAATGAGATTGCTAAACGCAATCAAACTAGCAATATGAAAGAGTTTCATAAAGGAAAAACTGCTCAACGTATTCAGAAAGCAAATCAAAAACAAATTGGAAAAGCTCGTACTGAAAAACGTTTACTGCAAGATCATTATGAACTTGAAAGTGTTGTAGAGAATTTTTCGATTTTCTGCAATATTTTGGTTTTATTTTGGTTTGTTTATCAGTGGTTTTATCCTGAAAAGAAACAAAATAAAAATAATGAGAAAGATTTTACAGTGAAAATTAATTTTCCAAATCTTCCTCCTATGTCTCAAGAAGAAAGTGCTTTTTGTGAACGTTGGACTCGTCTCTATCGTCATCGCCTTGAAAATCGTCCAAATTGGACAAAAGAGCAAGTAAGTGATTATGAAAATGCATCAGCTCAATTGAACCAAGCTATTTTAGTATTTGGTAAACGTGACAATGTTAAAAAAGAATCAATTCCTATGTCAGGTTATTTTTGGCTCAATATTGTGTTTGATTTTTGTTGTTTATATTTACTTTGGAAAATGGTTATGCGTTATCAAACATACATTCGATCAATTAGATCTTGGTTATTGCCTTATCTCATTGTTCCATTTGTAACTGTTCTTTCACTGTTGAAAGGTGATATTCAGTTTGAAAAATGGACTATTTTTTGGTTTGTTGTAATTCAAACAGGTTTAATTGCTTATATATCTTTTGTGTTTGCGTTGATATTCTATTTTACATTTCCAAGAAGAATATTTGTCTTCATTGGTGGAATTGTTGAAAAAGTTTTTGTAAAACTATATAATTGCTGTTATCCACCTATTATGATTCCTGTTTATACTATTGGAAGACCACGAACAATGATGACACAACAACAAGTTGTTGATATTCTTCGATTCACTCATAAAGTACCATATCACCGTCGGAAAGATTTAAAACATTTGTGTCCAACATTAAAAGGTTCTATTATTTTAGAATCAAATCCAAGTGAACCAAGAACATGGTCAAAATACTTATATAGTTGTTTAAAAGATGCTATCATTTCAATGATATTTGGTTTCATCCATTTATTTATTTGTGATTGGGTGATGTTTGGTATAGACGTAGCTTTGCGTGATTATAGAGAAATTGGTCAAATTATTTATTATTGTTGTATTACTTATCCACATGCTTTGTGCTGTGATGTATATAATTATTGCATGATAGCAAT